CCTATAAAAGGTTTTGTACAGGTACCTACCTATCTTGGGTACCCAAGTTTGAACGGGGTTGGAAACCATGAATCTACCACTACAAAAGACTGCCGACGTAAAATCATCTCTTAAAAAGGCCTTAGGCGTGAACCCAGCTTGCCTCATTAACATCTCACCGTTGGTGGAATGCCACAAAGCGTAAGCATGATCACAGCAAGCTAAGTTGTCGTCACCTTTAACTAAACCGGCAACTAATGGTTCTTCTTTTGTTTCTTCTTGGTATTTATCCAACAACCACAAGTGCACAGCTATGTTAACAATCTCATTGTCAACAGTAGTATTACCAGTGCCCGACTCTGTCATGGACTTATCTGATTCATACACCACACCATTAGTGGTCTTACCTTTAGTGCGCAATTGTGATTTAAATGCCCAAACAGCTTGCTGCCAATCTTCACAAGCTAATTTGGTCACCATATCCACGTGAAACTTTACTAATTCCTCTTTTATCGGGCCTGTCACGGAAGTTTCGAAAGCAGTGAAATCAGTTTCAATCACTTGAGGATTAGGTATACCTTCACTCAAGCGGATACACTTACTTCCGAGTTCAACAGCTGTCTTACCACAGCCGGAAGAAAATTGGAATTGCTGAGAAAATTCCGCAAATTTCTCCGTCAATGCTTGGCAATAAGCACATGTCACACTAGCATACTCGTAGGTCTTACCATTAATCAATCGGGGTCGAAAATTCAATTTCCCGTATGCTTCCCATTTAACAAATGCTTTCGACCACAAATAAGGCATAAACTGCTCCTAATCCATGGCAACTGCGGATTTTCTGGCTTCAATTATTTTCTTCTTGGTACTCTCATTGTAAGGTCTAGTGGCCAACCAAACATCAAAATCATAGGCTACAGGGTTCAAATCCAAATATTCTTTGAACATGTCAAGAATAACGCGAACCTTATCGGCAACAGCACGCTGGACCACTGGGTCAACAGCAACGTCTCTCTTGCGGTCAAGTCGCATTTGGACAGCCTTAATTTCGTTATGTTGGCACCTGCAAGGAACAACAGGTAACTTACTTTCGATGCCACAACCATCAAGGACCATCTCGATCTTAGGGTTACACATGGGAACGTCGCGGGTGGTAGTAATTTGAAATTTACCGTCTGGATCAACAACGGCGCCATCGCGACAGATACCCCTAACAACAACAGCTTGGTCTTTCTTGATTTGTGGCTCACGAAAAAGCCAACGTTTACAATTTTCCCACAGAGAAGAAAACACAGCAATTGGAGCATATAAAAGTCCCCCCAAGAATTTAAAGGACATATAACTACTTATTTTGCTCCAGAAGTAAGACACACCAAATAAAGGCTTCTTACCTAACGAACCGATGTCGTCATTGAAACCGCGAACTGAAAAATCCCACGTATTGATATATTTGCGCGTGAAATCAGCGTCAGCGGCTACAGCTGCCATGGAAATAGCGCGAGAAGCCCAAGGCTTGTACTCGGCTGGTATCGTGGTAACTTGTTGAGCCACGACAGCGTTTATGCTCTGCAATAATTTGAGGTCTCGTTCTCTCCAACCCGCCTTCAAAACTAGCGTAGAGAACAGCTTACTATTGTATGGCACCATATCACATTTCATGATAGGGTCTCCCCAAAAAGCAGAGCGTAAAGCATCCCATAGAGAATATTCGGAAACTTCAGCTGGACGTTTAACAGGTAACATGACATCACACTGGTTCCATTTAATAGGACCAGTAAATTCGACTGCTGTTTGATCAAGTTTCATTGGGGCTTGCTTTTTCTCTTCCCCCGCATAAACGCGGGCCACAATGACATACTGAGAACCGACCCTGCTCCGTATCATCGTGGCAAGCCCACGACCAGAAACAGGATCGTAATACCCTTCGAACGCGTAATAGCCACTACGATGCACATAAGTGCGATCAGGTGAAGCACAACTGACCAGTTCGTTATCAACGGAATATTTCATCTCACCATAGGACAACACTCCTCTATGATAAGGAAAAGCATAACAAACTATTATAGCGACACCACCATTTCTTTCTACCATGTCCAAAAAGGCCAATGGACTGATATAATAATGGCTGTGCACAGCTAAAACGCAACCGAATTGATGGCAATCGCACTCTTTACCGTAATGCTCACAACCGGCCGATTTCCGCAGGATCTTCCTACAGAAATCTTCGGCTTCAAAGTCGGGGTTACAGGAGTGGATTCGAGGCAGCCCATAAGTTCTATCAGGGTTGCCACCAACATCCAAGACCCAATCGTCGCCCGCTACTTCTGTTGCTAATTTCGCGGCGATATAATTGGCCTT